TGGTAGAGCATTAGGTGTAGTAAATAGTGGCAGTGCTATTGTCACTGACGCAGAGAAACTAGCCTATGAAATCAAACTTGGAGTACATAAAGCAGCTCAGGTTGCTGTACAAAATAATATGGTAAGAGCTTTTGCTATTGCTCCTACTGCATCCTGTTCATACAGGAGTAAAGACTTAGATGGGTTTACCGCAACCCCAGAAATAGCTCCACCGATTGCAAGAACTTTGGACCGTGACAGCGGTACCTTTGGTGTGCAATCATATGACTATGGCAATGTAGAGATTGCCAGTGAGGTCGGCTGGGACGCATACAAGCGTGTAGCAGATGGCTTCATGACATTATTAAATAACACAGGACTTCTTCACGGATATTCATTCAACTCTTGGTCGGATGTAGTAACCTACGACAATGCGTTCGTGGAAGAGTGGTTAGCTTCACCTCAAACCTCCTTATACTACAGCCTTCAGGTAATGGCAGACGTTCAAGATAAATCTAATGTGTATGCGGCACTAGAGGAAGAAGATGTCAACGATTACCTAGAGGGGCTTATAAAAGAACCTCAATGTGATTGTCAAGAATGAAAAACCCTTATGATAAACTACTCGCACGTAAAAGAAAGTGGTCCCCAGTGCAAACCACAGCTGGTAAGCTTAAGCCAGGAGCCGAGGAAACCATATTCCGTGCGCTTGCAATACGCCATATGGAGCTACCAGTTGGTGAATTTATTGAAGATGCGCTTGGAGAAGTACCTGATCACGCAAGGGATCTACTCAGATCCAACGTAAAGGATGAAGAGAACCATGACTTAGCTTTAGGCTATGTTGTTAATGCTCTAGGTGTAGACGAGGAGGCAGAAAAAGAAGCCCTTCGTCTACGAGCAGCATGGGAAGCTCATCCAGACCATACTATTACTAAAGCTTTAGTTGCCGAACGTGCTATCTTCTTTGTACTTCTGCCTTTTTTTAGGTTTAATGGCGATGCTGGTCTCAGAACGGTATCAGCTGATATTTCCAGAGACGAACAAATACTCCAACCTCTAGGTAGAAATACTACCGACAAATATTTAGACAGAAAATTTTGGACCGATTCTAGTGATCGTCTAATGTATGAAGGCAAAGCACCAGAACTTTCTGACACCAAGAGAGCTAGAATGCCAGCCTTTTTTGAACATGCCAACACCAACCTACCCAAGTACGCTTAACTGGGGAAACCTAGAGCGTTATCTTGATGACCTTGACCAACAGTTTCCTGACAAATTTCCTGACCATAACCTCTCCGATAAGGAGATTTCCTATAGGGCAGGTCAGATCTCTATAATAAGACTATTAAAACAACACTTATCGGATGAATAAATTATGTGCGGAAGCTTAATAAACTCAATCTTTGGTGGCGGTAGACAACCTGCACCACCACCAGTACCTAATGCTCCAACCCCACCCCCAATTCCTCAAGCAACTGTAACAGCTCCTGTTGAAGCACCTGCTACACCTACACCAGCACCTTACAGTGAGGATGAAACTAAGAAGAAAGCTAAGGTAACTGCTAAGAAGGTACAGAAGAAGAAGACTTCAGCTGGTACATCTCAGTTACAAATTAAGAAGCCAACTACAGGTGGTGTTAATACACCTAGCACACCTCAAGGTGTGAACGCTGGTGGTACTACTGGTGGTACTGGAACTACTACTACTAAGAAAGGAACACAATAATGAAGACAGCACGGCAAAGGTATAACAGACTATCTACAGACCGTGAACAGTTCCTTAATGTTGCTTACGAATGTGCAGAGTTAACAATACCAACTCTGTTAATGCGTAACGAGAAGCCTCCTGCTTATGGAGAATTTAAAACTCCATGGCAAGCTGTTGGTGCCAAGGGTGTAGTAACATTAGCATCAAAACTAATGTTAGGATTACTCCCTCCATCAACCAGCTTCTTTAAACTTCAACTAGATGACTCTAAGTTAGGTGTAGAAATACCACCTGAAGCAAAGAGTGAGATGGATCTTAGCTTTGCAAAGATCGAGCGTATGATAATGGATGCTATTGCAGCTTCCACTGATAGAGTACAAATCTTTTCAGCTATCAAACACCTTGTAGTAACAGGCAATGCCTTACTCTACATGGGTAAAGATGGTATGAAGATGTACCCTTTAAATAGATACGTAGTTGAAAGAGATGGTAACGGGGAAGTGGTAGAGATAGTAACTAAAGAAAGAGTTAGCAGAGATTTAATACCAATCAAGCTACCTGTTAACCCTAACTCACCTGTAGATGATGATAAAAATAACACAGAGAAAGACTGTGATGTTTATACTTGTATAAAACTAGGAAAAAAAGGATGGTATTGGTACCAAGAGGTACATGATATCCATATTCCTGGGTCAGAAGGTAAAGCTCCTAAAGATAAAAGTCCTTTCTTACCTCTACGTTTTGTCACTGTAGATGGAGAAGACTATGGACGATCAAGAGTCGAAGAGTTTCTTGGTGATCTCAAATCATTAGAAGCATTGATGCAAGCAGTTGTTGAAGGATCAGCAGCGGCAGCTAAAGTTGTCTTTACTGTGTCTCCATCCTCGGTTACTAAACCAGGTACACTTGCTAACGCAGGTAATGGTGCTATCATTCAAGGTAGGCCAGATGATATTGGAGTTGTACAAGTAGGTAAGACAGCAGATTTTAGAACAGCGTTTGAATTAATTCAAGTATTAGAGAGGAGATTAAGCGAAGCTTTCTTGATTCTCAATGTAAGACAGTCAGAAAGAACTACCGCAGAGGAAGTTCGTATGACACAGATGGAGCTAGAACAACAGCTGGGTGGTTTATTCAGTCTGTTGACTACTGAGTTCCTCATACCATACTTAGCAAGGAAGATGCACAAGCTAACTATTGCTAAGAAGATACCTAAACTTCCTAAGAATTTAGTCCATCCAACTATTGTTGCAGGAATAAATGCACTAGGACGTGCAGGTGATAGAGATGCTCTTGTACAATTCGTAACTACCATTGCTCAAACAATGGGACCAGAGGCTTTACAACAATACATTAATCCTGATGAAGCTATCAAGAGATTGGCAGCTGCTCAAGGTATAGATGTACTGAACCTTGTTAAGTCTATGGAAGAATTACAACAGGATCAACAGGAAGCACAGCAACAGGCAATGCAACAACAGATGATGAGCCAAGCTGGACAGTTTGCAAGTGCTCCACTTATGGACCCAAGTAAAAACCCTGAAGTAATTGAAGCTCTACCTGGCATGATGCAAATGGCAGGAGGAGAAGCACCACCAGAGGAAGTCGCACCAACCCCCTAATTAAATGGCTGAAACACAAACAATCACTTATGATCCATCAGACGATAGTGTAATCATGGAGGCAAATGAAGCCCGTGATGCAGAGAATCTAGCTGTTGGAGAAAAGATGCAGCAAGAACAAGAACAACTTCTTGCTGGTAAATATAAAACAACTCAAGATTTAGAGAAAGCTTATAAAGAACTTGAATCTAAACTGGGTAATAAAGAACGTGGCTTAGAGAGAGAGTCTGAACCAGAAACAGAAACAGAAGAAACAGTTGAGCAGGGTATAACTGCTGAAGATTTTTACAATGAAGATGGTAGTGTCAACACTGATACTACTGAGAAAGTTTATGGTGAAAAAATTTCTGAAGTTTTTAAAGAGAATGACATAGATCCCTTCAAGATGAATGAATACTTCATGGAAAATGAAGGTACATTATCTGAAGAGATGTATGAATCTCTTGGTAAAGCTGGGTTCACTAAAGAGTTAGTTGACTCATACTTAAAAGGTGTTAGAGATGATACTGGTATCACCCAAACCGAGGCAACAGTTTTATCTGATGCTGAAGTAAAAGACATTCAAAATATAGCAGGTGGTAAAGCTGGTTACGAACAGCTTATGACATGGGCTAGTGAGAATATGTCAGATACTGACGCTAAAAACTTTGATGAAGTAATTGAAACAGCTAACAAAGCCGCAGTAACATTCGCAGTTAAAGCACTTATGGGACAATATGAAGATGCAGTTGGACGTGATTCAAATCTAATTCAAGGTAAGAAATCTCAACCAACAGAAACCTATCGCAGTATGGCTGAGGTAGTTAGAGACATGGGTAATCCATTGTACGAAACAGATGAAGCATACCGTGATGATGTACGCCGTAAGCTTGAAGTGTCTAACCTTAAGGTATAATGGCATTAAATCAAGACCGTGTAGTATCACCTGACCCATTTATATGGGTGAAAGATAAGGCACTTCCTCGTGAATTTTGTGAGGAATGTATAGAGAAATTTCTAGTAGATGACAACAGGTATGACGGTATCAGTGGTAATAAAGGTCAAGTCCAATCAATTAAAAAATCAAAAGATTTAGCTATCAGTTGTAATGGAGACTGGGTTCATGAGAATGAAATGTTTTTTAAAGTATTACATGCTAGTCTTTCAGAATACATTGATCACATCCAATCTCATTATGCATTAAAATGTTATGACGATAATGAGCTGTATGATTGGGCAGACTTCACTCCCTTGTTCGGAGACATAAGTGACAAGGGTTATCAAATACAGGAAACAAAACCTACTCAATTCTATGACTGGCATGATGATGCTATGATTCATTGGAATGAAAATAAGGAACGTAGTCTTACATTCATATGGTATCTTAATGATATATATGACGGAGGTTGTACGGAATTTTTCAATGGTTTTTCAGTACCTCCCCGTGCAGGTAGGATGATAATCTTCCCTTCTACTTGGACATATATGCATAGAGGTGCTAGGTTGTTAGGTGCAAATAACAAGTATATATGTACTGGTTGGGTGTGCCGTTATTTTGCAGATAACCCATTACCACCAAAGGAACCGTTAGAACCAGAAACTATAGAAGACACTGAAGATTTAGATAGTCTTCTAGAATTTGAACCTGCCGAATTAACATTAGATGAAAGTATTTTACCAACATGAAATTTTTATTACTCTCTTTATTGATCGCATCACCAGTCTTAGCTCATCCTGAGTTACATATACATGACCATGACCACGAAGAAACACTTGAACAGGTGGTTATTCACAACGAATAATTGTGGTTCCACCTTAATGTCTGCTTTATTATGTCGTACAATTAAGACATATGTAGAGCCACGTACTCTAGATCACGTAGTAACTGGTAGTTGTGTTGAGACTTGGTGTGGACACCACAGCCTTGCCCCTAAAGTTAGTGGTCCAAAGGTGTTTTTATATAGACGATTGCCTTGTCAGATAGGTGGCTGGATGCAGATGATGCTAAAGCATAATCTTATGGAGTCTGCTGAAGAATGGATAGACAACCTTGAGATGATGCTGACTGTTAAAGACATTTTGTTTATAGAAGCAAACGATTTCTTCAACGATGTACGTGGTACTATGGATAAGGTGAGTAAGCATTATCACATACCCGAAATAAAAGATTTAGGTTGGGCTAATCATAATGTAAAGACTCTAGGATTACAAGACGTACCCTATTCACCAGTGACTTTACCTCCAGCCCCTGATTTCATAGGAGATTTTACTGCTAAAGATGGTATCATAGACCCAGACGAGGCTATGACTATACCAACAATAGCAAACATCGTAAATGAATTACGGAAAAAACATCCACATCTTAAGGATTACATGTGATTAAGATAATTGATGATCTACTACCTCACCAGCAATGGCAAGAGTTACATGATTACTTTTTAATTCATGACTGTCCTTATAAATACCTTGACCATATGGTGTCAGGAGGTGATTCTCACTTTCAATTTGTACACGGTATAGTGCTTGGTGGTGTTGGGGGAGCACCTGTCTTTGACGAGACACGTGTAAAAAGAATCGAACCAATATTAACAAGATTGAATATAGACTTCTTGTTAAGAGCTAAAGTTAATATGACTACTCGAACATCTGAACCATTACAATCTAACTTCCATTGTGATACAAACCAAAATAATCTTACTGCTATTTACTATGTGAATACATGTAATGGTAAGACACGGTTTGAAAATCCAGACATAGGAGATGTAGATAGCAAGGCTAATAGAGTTGTCATCTTTAACGCAAAACAAAAACATTGCACTGTTACAACCACTGATGTAAAGGCAAGGGTTGTAGCTAATATAAACTATTTACCTATACGGAGTGATACCTGGCGACCCGATTCATCGTCCTCGCCATCAACCTAACATGACTAATCATGATCACTACCGAATACGGTAAGCAAAACATTTTCGCTAACGAACCACAAGTACAAGTATTAACTATGGACAACGAAAACGCAGAAATTCAAAATGGTCGTTGGGCTATGGTAGGATTCTGGGCGGCCATCGGTGCTTATGTCACCACAGGACAAATCATTCCTGGAATTTTTTAACCCTTATTTTTTTTAATGACAACAGCCACACTAACAAAACCAAATAGCAACTGGGATAGTTTATGTGACTGGGTTACGAGTACAAACAACCGCCTCTATGTGGGGTGGTTTGGGGTACTTATGATCCCTGCACTTTTAACCGCAGCTACAGCATTCTTGATTGCGTTTGTCGCTGCACCTCCAGTTGACATAGATGGTATTCGTGAGCCTGTCTCAGGAGCCTTACTCTATGGAAACAACATCATATCGGGAGCCATTGTCCCGTCAAGCAATGCAATCGGT